TTATCCATTTTATACATCCTTAAAATCTGATAAATATTCTATAGTCCCATTTTCATTTACTATTTGATACCGAATTGATTTTATTAAAAATCTATTGTCTATAAGTGGTTTTGTATTATTAGCCTGTCCATTTTTAGTTTTTATTTTTAAAGTTTTAGGATTATTTGGAGTTGCCCAAGTCTGAGCTGTAGCAATACTTTGAATTACTAAACCTCTTATAGTTTCCCCTACTCTCATAAGTGCTGGTTTGCCTTTTATATTTCCTTTTGCAACATCAGCCACAGCTGTTTTTATTAAGTTCCCTATATATTCTTTATTACTATCCAAAGCATTTCTCATGAATGGACGAGCAGGTATGCTAGAAGTCCCAAACTCATTATATATTGCATATTCAAGAATACTCGTTTTTCCATCTTCTCCTATTAAGCTTTTATCAATAGCTAATATTCCAATTTCTACAGTATGTTTACTTAAATATCCCATTTCTTGGCAAATTTCTACAATTGTCATATTTCTATAACTCCAAATAAGTCTTTTACTCCTCTTATAAAGTTGTCAGATTGTTCTATTTTATTTAAAAAAGTATAATTTATCCCTCTTATCCCATAGCTCTTTAATCCTTCAGCATTAGAAAGTTCTTCCTTTATGGTTGAGCAGATGAACATTAATAGATTTTCAGGTAATTCATCATAGCCAGCTATATATTCTATTTCTACATAAGAATCTGTTGTTATAATTTCATCAAATATTACTTTTCTATTTACAAAACTAAAAGGGAGCTTTTTACACCCACTTTTAGCGTTCAATACCCTTTCAATTTTCTTTCTAGGTAAGAATACATACTTTTTATTAAGTCCACTAACTAAACTTGTTATTTGCCCTTTTACAAGCTCATAACCTAAAATTACTTCTATTTTTTTTATTGTTGCATTGATATAAAAATTTAGAAGCTTTTCATCTTCAATGTTTGTGAGCATTTTAGCAATTTCTAAATCATATTTAATACTCATTTTTTTCTCCTTGCTAGAACTTTAAGAGGGAATAATCCCTCTTAAATTATGCTTTTTTCTTTAATTTCAAAATATTTTCAGGTAATTGAACCCCTAAACCTACGCCTTTTTCCATGTAGTATTTTGTATATCCCTTAGAAGTCACTTTATCTTCTAATCTCATTGTCATAGCATTATTTTGAATCCCTAATACTGCTGTACTTAAATCTGCAAAAACTCCAATCATTTCGTTAGCTGTTGCTGTAGCTATTGATTTTAATCCTGCATTTTTTGAAGTGATTAGAATAACAGGTCTAGCCATTAAAGTTCTTGTATTTCCATTATTTAAGTCAGTTATATAGAAATCTTTTTGTTTATTCTTCAATTTTGCAATAGCTGTCCAAGTTTCAGAAGTCATATACCATTTAGCATTTCTTGCTACATCTTCATCTAAAGCATAGTAAGCATCTATTAAAGAATCTACAAATGTAGTGTCGTCAGTTGAATCAATTTCAACTTCTTGTGTTACACTGCTGTCTTGTAAAATTCCAGTAGGCATATTTGTCCCTGTTCCATAAAATAAAGCATCTGCTAATTTTAAAGATAAAGCATATTCAACTCTTTTAACTAAGAAGTTAGCATACCCCACAAAATTAGTAGCTAATAGCTTATTAGTTACTTTTGGCATTGCATATAATGAATGTAATGTAATAACTACATGATCTGTTTTTGGAGCAGAAGTCTCTTCCCTGTCCCCTTCTTCTCCTATCCATCCAACTTCAGGTAGTCCCGCAACTTCTCTCGGAATTGTAAGGCTTCCATCTACTATCGGAATAAACTTTATATCTCCAAGTGCTGAATTTTGTGCAACTAATCTTTCAAGTAATGTATTTACATATTGTGTTTTAATAGTATGTTCCGAGTTACTTGTAGTAGCTGGATCTGCTGCAAACTTTATTTCACTCTCTGAATTAAAAACAGTTTCTACTGCTTTTCCATTCTTTTCTACTTCTTGAATCATTGCACTAAATTGTTCAGCAACTGTCACTTCTTTTTTTGTTGGCTTAAAATCTGCTTTTAAACTTTTTATGACTTCATTGAATTCATTCATTTGTTTTTCAATTTCTGCTTTGAATTCACCATTTAATTCAGTTTTTATTTCTTCAAACTTTGAATTAATTTCATTGAATTTAATAGGTAAATTTTTAATTTCTTCAGGTGTTCCTGCTTCTAATAATTCAGTTTTAAAGTTTGCTAATAATTCAGCCATCAATAATTTTAATTGTTCCTTATCCATTTGTCCTATTCCTCCATTTTCTTTATTAAAAACTCTTGTTACTTTACTTCCTTTTACAGCACCTTTAGGAGTCAAACTTCCTTCATGGGCTTCAAATTTATTTATATCTATATAATATTTGCCATTTTCACTATATTCTTTATAATCTATAATATTTCCACCTACTGACATTTCAAAAGGTAGTTTCATTTCTTTCATAAGTGAATATAATTTTACAGCTTCAGGATTTATATAATTACCATTATCATCTTTTGATAAATGGAATTCTCCCATAACTTCAAACCCTTTTTCTGTTTCTTCTCCTACCAATTTCCCAACTGGTAAAAGTTCACCATAATGATTGTATAAAAGAAGTAAAGTCTTCCCATTATTTCCTTGCATACTTCCTTTTTTAAATCTATAAATACCTTTTGCAAGACTGTCATTTTGCATATTTACAAGTATTCCTGTAAATTTCCCAGGTTCTCCTTCTTCTTCCTTAAACTTTTCAATTTCACAAGTAAAATTTAAAGTTTCATCAGAAAAAGTAATTCTTTTTTTTATCTTTTTCTTTGACATATCTACTCCTTTTATCTAAAAATAATTAAACAACTGCATCTCACAATTTCAGAAATTGGCAAAGTATCTTGGTGTGGGTAGTCTGCTTCCACACCATTTTTTAACTTCCACTTATAATTTATATCCACCCATTTATTACTTATAGCTTTATGATGTGGTCTGTATGTTTTTTTTCCACCAACATGTACCCAGCATTTTTCTTTCATCACATTCTTGGCAGTTTCATAACTTGTTGTATTAATACTCTTACTTGTTTCAGTTCTTGCTATTGTGCTAGCTCTTTGTTCTGTCATTCCATTGATATTTTTTACCAGTTCTTTTACCATGTCATTGTGTGACAAGCCTTCTTCTTGTCCTGTTGTAATTATCTTATTTAAAATATTTTTTGTTGTTGCTGTCATTTTAGTTGCTTGTTTTCCAGCATTTTTTGTATTCCAATTTTTTAAAAAATAATCTCTAATACCTTTTATAGTTTTAGGTTTTATCACTTTTTTGTAGATGTTTTGAAAGCCCTTAAAAGACTCCTCGAATGTATATAGATAAATTACTTCAAGTCCACTTTTAAACTTTTTCAAAAGCCATTCATAATCAATATTTATTATCATTTTTACATCATAAGATTTTGAATTATCTGCAATTACTTTATCTCTTAGTTCAATGAATATTTTTTCTATAATTTTCTTATTCCTTGCACTGAGTCTTCTTTCTAGTGCCTTAATTGCCTTTATTTTTTGAACTTCCTTTTTCATACATCCTCAGCCTTTTCACCTTCTGTTGTTGTTGGTTCTGTAATTTCTTCGAGTGTCATATCTCCACCATTTATAAGCAAGACATCTCCCCCTTTTAATTGTTCTAAACTTAAATCTGTAAGTTCTGATATAATTCTTCTATATTCATTTATAGTTACTCTATTTTTAAGAGGTTCCAACTTTTGAATAATATCTGCTATATCATCTTTTAATTCATCTGCTCCAGATAAGTCATAGTCTATATACTCACCATTTTTTAAATAATCACTTAATAAGTAATTAAGCCAATTTTTTAAATTGTTAAAGAATGGAATTACAGCTTCTCTATACAACTCTTTTTTAGCTTGTTTTCTGTTTTGATAAGTCGAATCACCACCACCAACTAATTCAATTGGAACATCTGCAGCTATAGCTGCTCTTTCATGTGCTTTCTGTTCAGCTGTACTCCAATCAGCATCTATAGGTGCTTTTGAAGTATCTTGATATTTAAGCCCTGATCCAAGTACTAGTGGACTCCCTGCATTCTCAGCTCCAGCATAGTGAGCTGAATATTTACTTCTTATTTCTTCCCTATCTTCTTTGTCTACAGCTCCTTCTGTTTGAAGGATCCCACCTGGTTTTCCTAAATTGTTAGCTAAACTCCAGTTCCATTTCCAAGCCTTGAATAAATAAGCCCCAAAGATTGCCAAAGCATTTTGCTTACTTCTTCCTTGTCCTATTCCATTACCACTAACTCCATCAATTATATTGTTATAGTTTGGAGAACTAAGCCACATATAATTTTTTAATTCCTCACCAGTAATAGATTTGCTAGGATTATGTATTTTTATTTCCCTAATTTTTCTACCTTCAAAATATACAGTAAAATTATTTGGTGAATGTACATATAGGTCTGGTGTAAATGAAGGTAATCCTTTAATTAATTCTAATAAAACTCCATTATTAGAACCTTCTAGCCAAACTATTAAATAATCTATGAAATCTTGGAATGATGTATTAGGATTAATCATTTTAAATAAATTATTCAAAATATGATTATCTACTTTTTTCTTCCCATCTTTTTTTCCTGTATAAACACCCATTTCTATGTTTTGACAAGCCTTTATCTTTTTCTTAATTGGCAGCATATAGCCTGGCTGTTCCCATATTGTTGACATATATTCAGATGCTTCAAAATTCTTCCCATCTCCAGTCATTACTGAACAATCTTTGAAAAACCAATTTTTAAAAATTTCTTTAATACTCATATACCCACTTCCCTTTTTTCATATCATTAGAAAATGCGTATCTTGTTGCATCTATCGTATGATTGTTTGAATCACACAAACGAGGTAAAGGATTTCCTTCACGGTCAGTGTCATAATCAATCATTTCAAATTCTCTTGATATGTTTGGAGTTCTCTTTGGATCTATCACTATAGCTTCCAAATCAGAAAGCCATTTTTCACCATACTCAACACTTCCAGCCCCTTTTTTTGCACCCCATGCACTTATATCATATTCCTTCAATTCATCTATAGATTTAGGCTCAGCACTATCACACATAACCAACTCATCATAACCTTTTGAAAGAATATAGTTTGCTAGATTTCTATTTTTTAAACCTACTCCATAATACTCATCTAGTGCATAAATAATACCTTTCTTTTTATCATATCCCCATCTTACAAAAGCTAGTGGATCAACTCCATAACCCCAGTCAACTCCATTTCTAAATTTTTCAAGTTCTGCAATCTCTGAAGCTTCTATTTCTCTTATTTCTAAATTAGGAAATGGAACAAGTCCATTGCCTATCGGTTCGCCCATATACACAAGTTTATACTTTGTTTCATCTTTTGCTTTAACTGCTTCAGCTTCTTTTATAAACTCATCAGATATATATGGATTATCTAAGTATGTTGAATGATGTACAAATACATTATTTTCTATAAAAGAATAATTGTATTTTTTATTAACCCAGTTATGTTTCATCTTTGGGGGATTGTATGAAAAGAACCCTTTATAAATAAGTCCATTCTCTAACTTTCCTCTAAATATAGAATTTAAAACTGTTTCAACTTCATCTTCATTCTTAAACTCTGCAAGTTCTTCAAACCAGTAACGAGTGACAGGAAATTGAGCTTCTTTTATAGATTTACTTTTTTGTGGGTCATCTACTCCCATAAATATAAATTTATTACCTCTTTCTTTGTAGATAATTTCGAGAGGACTAAGTTTATATTCAAAGTATTCCTCTACTCCTAAAAATTTAATAGCCCATTTTATTTGTTCATACACTGATTTTCTAAGTGTTTCCCCTACTTTTCTAAAACAAATAGTATTAACAGGATATTGCATTAAATCAACAACTAAAATCAAAGCAATATTAGTTGATTTTGCTGAACCCCTTCCACCTTTGCAAACTAAACGAGTGTATTTATTACTTTTCCAAGCTGAATAAAGTGGATAAAATTTAGGAGTTAATAAGTCTGATATTTTAAGTTGCTTTCTCTTCTTCTTTGATATCATCAAGTATCAGCACCCCTCTTTCTTCTTCATCAGCTTGTTGTTTCTCTTTTTTTTCTTTTTCTCTTCTTTTATCCATTTTTTCTAATACATTTGCGATTTTAATAAGTGAATCAGCAACCTTTGGGTCAACTAATGTTTCAGGATTTTCAATAATATTTAAAAGCATTTTCTTATGTGCTTCATCTAAAATTTCACCCATATCATCAACTGATAATTCTTTAAGTTTTCTAGCTTCTTCAAATTCTTCTTTATTTTCTTTTATCCATCTGTAAACAGTGCCTTTACTTTTATTTAAAGCACTAGCTATTTCATCAATACTTTTATTATCTGCATACATTCTTTTAGCTTGTACTAGCTCTAATTTCATAAAGACACCTCCATTTTTGTTTCTATATTGTTATAACTTTTTTCTTTTATAAATGTTTGGAAAAATTGGAAAAATAAAAAAAGAAGAAATAAAAATTCTT